TCAGGGTTGACCTTTCGCCACTCTGCGCTGTACGCCTTCCGTGCTTCGACGTTTGCGCGGTAGTAGTCGCGCTGCTTTGCCCGCAGTTCATCGGCGTTGGCCTCGTAGCGGGCCTTTGCTTCCGCACGGATCTCGGCGTGCTTCGCCTGGTAGCGCGCCTTGCATTCGGCGCGCGTGCACACGCGGCACTTGGTCTGGTAGCCCTTAAGCTTGCGGTTGAACTCGGTCAGCGGCTTCGTTGCACCGCAGCCTTTGCACAGGCGGTCGCTCATCCGCGTGCGCGCAGAGACTGCGCCGTGAAATCGCCGCGTTCGGTCGTGCCGTTGGCGTCCGCTGCTGCCGCAGCGCCCAGCGCGGTCATGCCGTTCTGCGTCCACGCCTGGCCGACCTGCATGCCGGCCGTGCCTTTGATCGTCGGCCCGGCCAGGTAGCCGGCCAGCAGCATGCCCAGTGCCGACACGAACAGCGGCGGGAACTTGCTGGTGTCGGTCACGTCCTGGGTGTAGAGCAGCACGGCCTCGGGCTCGTTGGTCAGGATCACGTCGCCCTCGATTTCGAAGTCCGCGCTGCCGCGCTCACTGAACAGGTCGTCGAGCTGGCCCATCGCGTAGAACGGCGAGTCGGCGGACATGTAGAGTCCGGCGGCATCGATGGACTGCAGCGACAGGACGCGCCGCGGGTGGATGCAGTTTGACGGCATCGCGTAGGCGTAGAGCCACACCGTGCTCGGGTTGGGAACCTCGGCGAGTTCCGCGCGCTTGCGCGCGAACGTCCAGTTGTGCGACCCCAGCGCCGTGCGGCGTGCGATGGGGTAGAACCGCGCGCAGCGCCCGGCTTCCACCGACCCGTCCGGCGGGTCGATGGCAGTGACTTCGCCCTCGGCGCCGATGTGCGCCAGGGCGGTGTTGCAGATGTCAACGGCGGATGTCATGGGTGCTCGCGGAGGGGATGGGATTTCAGGCCAGGATGGCCAGGGCCTCGGCCTCGGTCATCGGAACGTAGTCCGGGATACCGTCGCCGTCCGCGTCAACGGCCTTGTTGTCCGGGCCGAAACGGCACACCAGCACGCCGTCCACGCCCGGTGCGCGCTTCAGACGCGCCGTGCCGCCGTCTTTGGTCGGGTGCTCGGTGTAGTCGCCGTGCCAAGCGCAGCAGGTTGCGGTCCATTTCAGGTGTTCAAGCATGGCGTCAGGCCCCATAGTAAAAGCCGGTGATGCCGCGACAGACGCGCAGGCTGCCAGCGACTTCATAGGCTCGGATGTGCGCCATTGACTTTTCGAAGGCGCTTTTGGTCAACAGGAGGTTGTCGCCGGTCAGGTCGTCGCCGCTACCGGTGTCGCCCGTGGTCGTGATCCCGTGCCAGAAAGGAAACACCGCGTCCCCGTAAGCCACCGCCACGTCAATGGCTCGCTTGATCTTGGTGGCCGTCTGGAAGCCGGCCACGCTACCGCCAGTGCCCGCCGTGATGGATGAGACGCCGAAACCGGATGCGGAGCCCATGTCAATGCTGCCTATGTTGTTGGGGTTGTCGATCCCGAACGGCGTGATGCTGGTGTTCCACTTGCGGCCATTGCGCTGGAGCTTAAAGCCCAGCTTGCTGATGACAGCCTCGGACAGCCGCGAGGTACTGGATTGGGGCGAGCAGTAGAACTCGGCGCCGCGAGGCATGCCGAATGTGAGCTGCCAGGCCCTCGCCGTCTCCACCTCGTAGGCCAGTTCGCCCTCAGTGGTTAGCGAGCCGTTGGCGAGGTGGTTGGCGGTGTGGTTCGTCACGTCCCAGCCCTGCGAGTAGAGCTGCCTGCCGGTGTCGTAGGTATTGGAATTCAGATCGGGGATGATCTTGGAGCCCGAGGCCCACACGCGATACGGGAAGGCGGCGTAGCCTACCCAGCCGTACTGCTGGAAGACCGGTAGCCCGTATTCGAGCAGGCCCACCCCGCCGTCGTTTCCCGGCACAATTTGGGTCAGCGTGTCGAAGTCGGTCCAGATGCTGTCAAAGTAGAGCGTTGCGCCGAGCATGTTGGTCCAGCCGACTTTCAAGCGCGCAGCGTCGGTAGACAGAATGTTCGTATCCGCGCCCGTGCCGAAGCCAGTACATGCCACACCGAACGGGTGGTATTCGGTTACGCCAGACCCGGACTGGTAGGCCAACGGGTTGCGCATGACGAACTTGAGAAAGTTCCAGCCTTCACGGATTTGATTCGAACTCCAGCCGACGACCAAAGCGTTGGTGTTGTTTGCGGGGTTCGTGCTGACGGTGATTTCAATGGAGCCCGAGACAGAACCACCCGGACCATAGCCGGGCTGGTTTTCGACATATACCCACAGACCGATCTTGCCAGCCAGGGCCTTCGTCAGCATGTTGGTTGCGAAGCTGCCAAGTGTCAGGTCTTCGGCTGTGTTCGCGGCCGGCACGACCTTGAGCATCGACGGCTGGCCGGTTCGAGACACGACGCCAGTCTGGTTTCCGGCGCCGTCCCAGCCCGTGAATCCTTGGGTCAGCACGGGGGCGCCGCCGTTGATCGACCACTGGCCCGACGTGAAATTACAGGCCAGCTTGCCCTGCCTGCGGATGACCGAGGTGGCGATGCGGCTGGGCTGGTCCAGGCTGGCGCCAGTCACCTGGTACTGCTGATTCCCAGCCCCTGACACCAAGGACGCGCCTGCGTACATTTGTTGCGTAACGAGGTCGTAGCGAACCATCGGCACCTCGCGGCCGTCCGGTAGGCGCACGCCGTAGGGCAGGCCCCCCCTGTCGCGGTCGGTCAGCCAAGCAAGTTCACCGGGTCGCAGGTCCATGTTCTCGTGCTCCTAAAAGGAAGGGCGCACATTGGCGCCCTTCTGCTCTCACCTTCGGCCAGGGGCGCTCAGACCAGGCCGCTGACTTGCTCGTTGATGCCGGCCGTCTTGCGCTTCACGGCCTCTTGGGTTTCCTTAGGCTTGGTGTCGCCCACGCGCACCGGCTTGCCGGTGGCGCGGATGGCGACCTCACCCTTGGGTGCAGCCCATTTCGGCATCTTGCCCTTGACGCTGAACTCCTGCCCCGGCTTCACGCGGACGCCGTTGTAGAAGCCCAGCTGCAGGGCCACCGCTTGCGTGGTCTTCTCGTTCATGGCGATCAGCTCACGTTATCCGCGTAGGCACGCCAGGCGGACGGGTCCAGCGTCAGGAACGCGTTGACCTTGCCAGCGGTGATCGCGGTCGTGCCGGTGATCTGCTGGATGCCCAGGTAGCGCTCATAGTTGCCATGGGGCAGTGCGACCACAACAGCCGCAGCGCCGGCATCCAGCTCGTTCAGTGCGTCGTCGTCAGTGACGAACGCTTTGGACGTGTAGTGCACCGTGGCGGTGGACGTGTCGGGCGTGGCCACCGCGTCGGACACCAGGCGGAACTGGACCGTGCCGGCGGTGCCGCCGGTGATGATCGAGGTGTCCACGCTGATGACCAGATACAGCGGCTGGCCGTTGCCCTGGTTGATGAGGGTGTTCAGCGAACCGACATGCGTGTCGATCACGTCGCCGATGTTGTACGTGCCGGCCGCGCCCGTGTTCAGGGCGACGGCATCGGCGAACTCAGTGCGCTCGTCGAGGATCATTTTGGGATTCCTTTCGTGTTCAGGGTGTCGCCGATCAGATGCCCGATTCGGTCAGCAGCAGCGGGTCGCTGCGGCGGCAGGGCACGCCGTCGAACGTCAGCACGCGCTTGCCGGCGTGGGTGTCGAAGGCCAGCGTGCTGTTCTTGGTCTTGTTGATCATCTGGCGGCGCAGCCAGCTGCGCACCGAGCGGTTCATGTAGAACGCCGGCTTGCCCATCGACAGCGACGGCACGATTTCCAGGGCCTGGACCATCAGATCGGTCAGGTCCGGGCCGGTCGCGGCGTCCTTCACCAGGTCTTCGTAGTCGAAGTTGATGCGAACGACGTAGCGCCAGTCGCGGACGGTCAGGCCGCAGTCCCAGCGGTAGTGCGTGCGGTACGCCTCGGCCCGGCCGTTGTTGCCGTCGATGTTCTCGACGGTGACCTGGCCCTTGTCGGTCATCTGCAGGCCGGCGGTGCTGCCCTTCGGGTAGATGCCGTGCACGGTGTTCTCGCCCCACACGATGAGGTACATCGAGGTGTTGTCGGTGCCGTCCGGCGTGGCGGCCGAGGTGATGATGTTCTCGCCGTTCAGCGCGGCCTGGTCGTTGAAGCGCGGCGCGAAGCCAGTGAACGCCTCGGGCTCGGTGGACTCGTTGCCGTACCACAGCGTGCTGGCGAACTCCTGGTTCATGCCCTCGATGTGGGCGCGGTCCTCGCTCATGCGGAACGCGGCGGTGTTGCCGTTCAGGTCGGCCAGCGCCTTGTCCACCTCGGCGTAGGCTTCCAGCATGCCGGTGCTGTCGGTGACCTGCGCGGTCGTGCTCTTGGTCGGCTGCACGCCGCCGTAGAGCTTGCGCCAGGTCGGGGTGGGCAGGCCGGTGCGGACGGTGGTGCGATGGCCCGTGGGCAGGTTGCCCTCCAGCCACACCATGTCCTCGATGATTTCGTTGGTCTGCGCCAGCATCTCGATGATGGTGGCGATCTTGTTGTCGGGATCCAGCCGGTTCTTGAAGTCCAGCAGGGTCGGGTGAATCGCGCTCAGCGTCGTCATGTCGGTGGTCCTTTCGGGTTCAGTTCATGTTGCTGTTTTCGTAGAACGACTTCGCGGGGTTCTTGGGCGCGCCCTTGACAAAGCCGTCTTCGCTGATCGCCTTGCCGATCTTCACCATCATGCGAACCACCGCGGGGTGGTTGCCCATGCCGGTGCTGCCCAGCAACGAACGAATCTCGTCACCTCCGAAGGCGTCCACCGCCTTCTTGGCAACCGCCAGGTTCTCGGCCAACTTGTCGCCGCCGATTTCTTTGTCGGCCTTGACCTCATCGCCCCACGCCCGGACCTGATTCGCAAAGGACTCTGCCTGCTTGGCCTGCAGCTTCGCGTACAGGTCCACGACCTTCTGCGCGCTCTCGGCCGGCAGCTTCAGTTCAGCAGCGATGCCTTTGAACTCATCTGCAGCAGCGACATCAAGCTCCACCCCCTCGGGCATCTTGAAGTCGTAGGCGATGGGTTCATCAGCCTTCGCGCCCTCGTCCTTTGCCACGCCGTCCTGGGTGCTGGTGCCCGCATTTGCGTCGCCCTTCACTTCGGTCGTCGTGGTCGTTGCTGCAGTCGTATCGACGGCAGCGGTCGTGTCCTGCGTCGTGCCGGCGTCGGTGGTCGCTGTGCTGGCCGTTGCGGTGTCAGTCGTCATTGTTCCGGTACTCGGTTAGGAGCTGCAGATAGCCCTTGAATGCATGCTCGTTAAGCTCGCCCACGAGCCACAGGCCGACATCGCGTTTCCCCTCGCTGTGCGACATGATGCTGCCGCTCGTGTGGAAAGTTGATCGCCAAACACCTGCGTGCCCGAGGATTCGCGTTACAAACCTGCGCCCACGGGGGTCCGCCATGACCCACTTCAGGTCGTCGATTTCCCGTTGCACTCGGCGAGCCGTTTTAGCCTGTTCGGCTTCATCGGGCTCGTGCGGTTCAAAGGGTTCGTTCATGCCTTTTGTGGTTCCTGTGGCGGACTGTAAAGGGGCTCGACCCCCGCACGGGTACGGTTTCCCTTCAGCTTGTTCTCGTGGCCGTCAATGATTTCAAGGTTACCGTGCCAGTGCAGGCCGCACACATCCTCGCCGCGGATCGGGAAAACGTGATCGACGTGAACGTCAAACCCCAAGTCGCGAAGTTCACGCGCCCTACGGTACACCTCCGCTGTCGCCTTCCTGTCAGCCCACGGCGGCACTGCTTGGCGCGCGGCCAACGCGTACATACGTTTTGTGTGCGTGTTGTAGGCAGGGTTCGCCTTGATCCACTTACGCGCCAGTGCGCGTTTAAGCGGCTTGTTGGCTGCGTAGTAGGCGGCGTTGTAGGCGCTGATCTTCGCGCGCCCGGAATCAGTGCTTCGAGTTTCTCGCTTACGCGCGGCTATCGCGTCGCGGGCTGCGATCTGGTGCCGCTTTCGCGCTGCCTTCACGCACTCACGGCAGTAGGTATACAGCCCGTCCGGGCGGTTCTTGCCCCTGTAAAAGTCGTCGGGCGCGTTCTTGGTGGCGCCACACTGCTTGCAGGTCTTTTGCATGGGGCATCAATCCAGCCACCCCCGAAGAACGTGGCAGGCCGGGGATGAGTCGGCTTTTCGGGGATCAACCTAGCCACGCGGACACTGTAGCGAATACGACAGCGCGCACGGGTACGGTCTACTGCACCGGCGCCGAGTAGCCCTGCAGGCTGCTGAAGATGTCGCGCAGGTTGTTGGCGTCGATTTCGCTCGCGGTCTTCGCGGCGTCGGCCGCCACAGGTGCGGTAGCAGCGGCCTGCTGGGCGGCCATCTGCTGGGCGCGCTGCTCCCGCATCGCGGCGGCCTGGTCGTCGGGCACCACCAGCGCCGGGTTGATGCCCATTGCCTCGGCGTAGTCGTCCACCATCTGGTCAGTGTCCACCTTGTCCCACACGCTCGGATCGCCCTTGGCGGCGGCCAGCTGGCCCACGAAAGTGCCGAAGCGCTCCATGCCGACCGTAGCGACCGCGCGCTGGGCCTGCGCCAGCGTGCTGACGAACTCGATGTCGAGCGCCTGGCCTTGCAGCTCGGGCGGCGCGTCGGCCAGCAGGCCCGTCTCGTCCAGTCGGTCCCAGGTGATGTCGATGAGCGGCGCCAGCAGCTCGTTGTGCAGGCGCTCCAGCGGCGGGCCGAGCTGCAGCAGCTTTTCCTCGTAGCGCTGCGCGACCTCGGTGGCCGTGACGTTGCTGCGGGTGTCGTTGGCCAGCATAAGGAACAGGTCAGCGTAGAACGCCGAGTTGATTTCGCCCTTCAGCTCGGCCATGTCCTCGCGCAGATGGCTCAGGTCCACGTTGACCTCGTAGGCCGTGCGGATGCCCGAGCCTGGGCCGCTGGCGTCGTAGTAGCTGATGCCGCCGGGTATGCGTGCGTTGGCCTTGTCCTTGAGCGCGACGGGCAGCTGCAGGGGCGGGTTGACCTTCAGGTCCACGGCCTGCGCGCGACGCAGCCGGCTGTGCTGCAGTTCCTTGACGGCGCCCAGCGCGTCCATGCCTGGGCTGCGCCCGTACACGTCGTTGCCCGTGAGCGCCCAGCGCGGGGCCAGCACGCGAAAGCGCTTGAACCCGGATTCGCTCAGGTAGCGCTCATCGTCGGCGCCAGGCTCAAAGTAGCACGACGACCAGCGCATGCTGCGCGCATCGAGCTTGCCGTAGTCGCGCTCGGTCCGTGGCTGGACCATGTGCACCGTGTCCACCCAGGTGTCGTAGTCGCCACGGTCGTAGAGGTTGCGCACGGACTGGCTGCACGCCTCCCGGCCGAACTGCTTGACCATCTGGCCTGCGGTCATCTTGAACTCGCGGACGAACGTGTCCACGTGGTTCTTGTCGTCGGTGGCGATGGCGTACTCGCCGAAGGTCTGCGGGTGCAGGTGGATGACGTTCTCGAAGTCGTCCACAACCGGGCAGGCCCAGGTGCCGAACAGGCCCAGTTCTTCGTAGGCCGAGTGCAGCGCGTTGTAGGTGTTGCTCTGCGAGAACACCGAGCGCATCAGCTCGGTCTTGCGGTGCAGCCACAGCTTGACCGGGCCGAACTCCATCAGGTCGCGGTCGGACAGCGTGAGCCGGAACCACGGCCGGGCCGGCGAGGTAGCGCCGGACATCATGCCGGCGGCGAACGTGCGGTGCGCGAAGATCGCCGCCAGCGTGTAGATGTTCTGGTCTTTGCGCCCGCCGCGGTTCACGTCGGATGTGGTGAAGCGCCCGAGGCGTGGCTGCACGAACCGGCTGACCTCGCGGCAGTGCGAGTCCCAGTCGCTGCGCTCAGTCCACAGGGCTTGCTTGCGCTTCAGCAGCCGGGTGCGCTTTTTCTCGTCCATCAATCCAGCTCCGGGGTGTTCAGCACGCGGTCATGGACGACGGCCCAACGGGCGCGGCAGTACAACCCCCTGGCTGGCAGATGGTCAAGCCACGGCGCAGCAATGAAGTGCGCCAGCGCCACGCGGATCAGGTGCGCCATGCTCACCCACCCAGTAGGGTCGAACCGCCCGTGTTCAGCGAGCCCGAGGCCACGCCGGTCGGGCCGGTCAGCATCGTGCCGCCCATGCCGGACGGGCGGCGCCGGCCGCGCTGGGTGGCGAGCGAGTCCGGCGCCTTGACCTCTTGCGGAGGCGGGGGTGGCGCGGGAATGTTGGGCTTAGACATGCAAATTTTTGTTCCCCTCGGCGCAGCTAAGCGCGTTGACCCTCAATACTCCATGCCGCCGCCCGGGCGGCTCGGAACTCTGCTGGTTGGCGGCGCGTTGGTCGAACCGCCGGCCGCGCCGCCACCGCCCAGCAGGGTGCGCGAACGCCCGCCAGTGACTGCACGGGCGCCTGGCCCGGTGCCAGCGCCGACTGCGGCTGCGCCCAGCATCGTGCTGTTGGGCGCCAGCGCGCCGATGGACATGGATTGCGATGAGCCGACCGAGCACATGGCGGGCATTGTGGCGGGTGGCAAAGCCCGCACGGGTACGGGCGCTACAGGTTGGCGAGGGGGTTCCAGTCCACGCCGGTATCGACCGACTGGCCGCCGGGCAGGTCGTAGCGCGCATTGCTGCGCGTCACCGGCATGGCGAACGTGAGCGCCAGCGCGTCGCCCAGGTCGGGGCTGGCCTTGATGCGGGCCTTGATGTCGTCCTTTGACTCCAGCGCGATCAGCTCGCTGGGCGTGAAGTAGTAGGTGGGCGCGGCCAGGTCTTGCAGCAGGTCGTTGTCGCGCGGGATGACGCCGCCGGCCCTGATCCACTCGGCCATCTCAAACCACATGCAGGTCCGCATGTTGACGTACTGGGGCTTCGTCGGCTTGCCGCCGAAGTGCACGCCAATGACGTTGTGACCCAACTGGCGCAGCCGGTCGATGACCCCTGCGCCGTTGCCCTCGTCGATGAACACCGCGTCGGGGCGCCAGTCGTTGATGTACTGCGCGACATGCGCGGCCAGTGTCATGTTGTCCATGCCGCGGTAGACCTTGGGCGTCAGCGCCATCAGGCCCTGGCGCGGGAAGATCACGCTTCGGTCATCGCCGAAGCGCGCCGGGTCCACGCCCAGGATGCGCGGCGCGTGGCTGTAGTCGGTCATCTGCAGGTGGCGCGCGCACGACTGCTCCAGGTCGGTCAGGCTGATGAGCTGGTCTTCGGCCGCCGCGCTGAAGTCGCACAGGTACTCGCGGGCGAATGAGCCGGCCGGCATGTCGGCCTTCAGGCGCGCGACCTCGGCCGGATCCAGCGCCTCGGTGTCGTGCACGGTGTAGAGCGCGCTGTGCCAGTCGGCTTTGACCCGGCCGTCGTAGAACAGCTTGCTGAACAGGTTCACGCCCTTCGGCGTGCCGATGAACAGCGCCCAGCCGTTGCGGTCGGACAGCGCCGGCTGCAGCACCTCGTCCCACACCTCGGGCTTGATCTGCGCCACCTCGTCGATGACCACGCCGTCCAAGCGCACGCCGCGCATGGAGTCCGGGTAGTCCGCGCCGTAGCAGCGGATGGTCGCGCCGTTGTTGCTGAACCGCACCCATAGCTCGGACTCGTTGACCTCGGCCAGGCCGCGCAGCACCAAAGGCGCCACGATCTGCTTTAGACGCGCCCACGCAATCGCCTTCGCCTGCTTGAGCTGCGGCGCGACGTAGAAGTACAGCGCCAGGTCCAGCGTGTTGCGCAGGGCCTTGTCAATCAGTTCCCTCAGCGCCAACTCGGTCTTGCCCGCACGCCGGTGCAACGCGAGAACAGTGAACCGCTTGCGGTTGATGTGGCACTGGCGCTGCCACTCGCGCGGCCTGTAGCCCAAGTCGATGGCGGTCATGCGCGCGCCCGCCTGTTGTTCGCTTGCTCCTTGGCGGTCGCCCACCGGCAATTGCCGGGCTCGTAGTCGCCGTCGTTGTCGATGCGGTCCAGCGTGTGGCGTGCGGGCTTGCGGCC